CACGGAAGATGCGGCAGATCTCTGTCACCGAGAACTGCTTTGTTTCCAGAAACTGACTGTCCTCTGGCGGCAGGGAAATCGGTTTGTAGGCCATACCCTCTTCCAGCACCGCCACACGATGGGCATTGGCCGCACCACCGTAAGCCGCTTCCCAGCTATCCCGGATACGGTTTGGGTCTTTCACAACGCCGGGATGTTCCAGCACACCGCTGGGCTGTGCGCCGTTTGTGAAGAAAGAGGGACCGTATTTATCTACTGCAATGGAAGTGCCGAGGCTGTTCTTCATCATGGCAATCGGCGAAAAACCGATCAGGCCATTAAATCCAAGCCCCGGCACATGGAAAATCTCATCCCGGCGAAAGTAGATGTCCTTGTTCTGCTCTCCCGGAACTTCATCCGTGTATGCGTGGTAGATATAGTAGAGTTCTCCGCTCTCGTCACGATCCACTTCGACATTTTCAGGCATCAGCGGATACAGCCCCAGCACCGTGTTCTTGCCATCCCGGACGATCTGCGCATAGGCATTGCCCCAGAGAAGCAGGTGGGTCATAAGCGTTTCCCAGAAGACAAAGGACGTCATTTCCGGGTTGGGCTGTCGGTACAAAATCTTGTACAGTGGATGATCCCGTGCCTTTTCCTTGTTGCCGTTGTCATCCGTCACCCGGTAGAGGTGCAACGGCAGTGCCGCAATGGACTCTGCCAACAGACGGACACAAGCATACACGGTCGGGATCTGCATGGCGGCTTTCTCATCCACCTGCTCCCCGGCATTGGAACGGCCAAACACAAAGGTCTGCCCGGAATCGCGGACGTTATCCGTGACCTGTGGCAGACCCTCTTTCGGCTGTTCTGTTTTAGGAGAATCCCTTGGATTTTCAAATCCCATCCATTCCCAGAATCCCATTAAGCGTTATCCCCCTTTTCCAGCTCCGGCAGACCAGCGAGGCTGGTGCCAAGAGAAGCGACACCCGCCACAATAGCGGCACTGCCGATTGCCACCCAGTCCATGTTACCACTGGGAAGCTGGGTCACGACCAGAGCCGCACCGGTCTGACACATGGTCTTGACCGCACGGATGCCGGCCGCTTTCCACCATTCTGCACTCATCAGATACTTCATAGCTTTTCCTCCACATTCAAACTGCTTCTTTATAAACTACATTTGCCCGGTCACGACATCCTTGCTCTCCTGGATGTGGGAAATTGACACAAGCAAATTCGCCAAAATAAAAGCGAGCAGCCTCATCATAGGCCCTCGCTGCTTCCTCCGGGGTATCAAAATATCCCAATGATTCTCTTACCCCATCTTTGTTTATATATGCTCGATACCGGCCTTCTCTCTTTTTGAAGCTCACGCCTTTGTAACCAGTTGAGCTTCGTGAAGAAAGGCACTGATTTCCATGATTCAGAGAATTTGTACAAACCCTCAGATTATCCCTACGGTTATTGGTCCGATTCCCATCGATGTGATCAACACATTCTCTTGCTTTTGGCTCAAAAATGAATCTTGTGAATCGACATCGCTTTCCATTCTTTTCTCCAACAACATATCCATTATCGTTTACTATCCATCGTCTGCTTTGAACCAGTTCCAAGTCCAAGGCATCAAATGTGAATGAATTGCCGTTGATATCATAATAGCGATAATAATCATTTTCTGGAACAATTCGTGTACAGTCACCGCAAGATTTTCTTTTGCCTCGCAATATCTGTGTTCTCGGTGCCACAGCCTTTTTACCGCAGTCACAGCAGCATAGATAAAAGTGATCTTTTTTCTTTTTAGCGTCATTTTTCCAACTATAACCAAGATACTTTTCAATTATTACCTTCCCATAGCGATTACCAACAATGTCATCTGGATTAATTCTTACCGCCATTCCACAACCCACCTCTCTCAAAACACAATCATGTCACGTTCATCGTAGATGCTTCCCTGCTGCTGTCCCTCGTTTCGGATACAGCGGTCCAGTGCCATGATTGCAGCGACAACACCGTCTATTTTATCTGCACTCTTACTTTTCGTTGGCTTAATATTGCCTGCCGGGTCTGTTTCAATCACCACATTTCCACACATCCATTTCATAATCGGATTGCCGCCGTGGATCATGTTACCCTTCATGAGTTGTTCATAGAACTCACGGGAAGCGGCCGACATGTCCCTAAACCCTTGTCCGAATGGTACAACGGTAAGTCCCATTTCTGTCAGACGTTCCACCAGCATGTTACTTCCCCAACGGTCAAAGGCAATTTCGAGAATGTGATATTCGTGGCTCAATTCTTCTATCTTGTTCTGGATATAAGCGTAATCAATCACATTCCCCGGCGTTGCTTCCAAAATCCCCTGTGCAGCCCAGTTATCATATGGAACAGAGGTTCTTTGAACTCTTTGGGGAATCGTGTCTTCTGGTACCCAGAAAAATGGTAGAAGAATGTATTTTTCTTCTTCAAAGCGAGGCGGAAACATCAATACAAGAGCCGTGATATCACCGGAACTGGACAGGTCAAGTCCTGCATAACATTCTCGTCCTCGCAGAGAATCTTTATCAATCGGAATACTGCCTTTATCGTATATGTGATCTGGAATCCAACGGACTGTTGCACCTACCCACTGGCAGAGACGCAAGGTTCTGAACACATTTTCCTCAGCTGGATTATCCTGTGCCTGCAAGTATGCCTCGCGCATACGCTCAATAGGAACTGTGTATCCGAGAGATGGATTGACTTTGTACCAGTTCTTTTCTTCCCGCCAGTCATCCCCATCGGGAAGACTGTAAACCACCGGATAGAATGTCGGATCAACTTTTCGCCCTGCCAGAAGATCCAGTGCCTTAGTGTGCAGCTCGAAGCAGATGGAGTTACGATCCGTACCGGCTGTGGTGATTGCCACATGGAGTGCCTGTCGTCTTGCATCACCAGAACCTTTTGTAAGGACGTCCCACAGCTTTCGGTTCGGCTGATTGTGAATCTCATCGAACACCAGACCGGAAATTGAATAACCATGCTTACCACCCACATCTGCGGAAACCACCTGATAATAGCCAGAGTTGGAATAATTGACGATTCGCTTGGTCGCTCCCATAATCTTGGAGCGTTTTTCAAGCCCCGGTGTAAGCTCTACCATCCGTCTTGCAACATCATAAACAATGGATGCCTGCTGGCGGTCAGCTGCAGCAGAGAAAACTTCTGCGGACGGTTCCTCGTCTGCATAAAGGAGATACAAGGCAAATGCCGCTGCAAGTTCACTCTTTCCCTGCTTCTTCGGGATTTCGACATATACAGTTCGGAACTGACGTGTTCCATCGTCTTTTACCGTCCCAAACACATCGCGCACGATTCGTTCCTGCCAAGGGAGCAACCAAAATGGCTGCCCTTCCCACTGTGCTTTGGTATGTGGGAGCATTTCGATAAAACGAACAGCACGGTCGGCTTTTGCTTCATCGTAATGGCTGGTCGGCAGCATGAATCTGCTGGGTTTATAATCTTTCAGTTTTGGATAATCCTTTGGTCTTTGTTTTCTCATTAAGAACCACCCCCTAATAGTTCATCCATTTCATCAACCTTGTTTCCCTGCTCTGCACCTGCAATGATCCGGCTTCGAGAGGACGGTGTCAGGCCGAACTGCTCTGCGAACTTGTTCATGATCTTCAGATAAGTCTGAGCGATGGACACCTGCGGAATCGTCTGCCAGTACCCAGATGGGGTTTTTACAATGGTGCCGTGCTGGGTGATAAATTCCTCAGCCTCTTTCCATCGGGCATAGGCCTGACAGTAACCGGCGAAGGCTGCCATATCTACTTCAGTCAGGATGCCGATGGCTTCCATCTGCTTGGCAAGTCTGCGCCACTCTTTCTTTGCTTCCGGCTCCAACCACTTCGGACAGGCCGGTGCTTTTTTATTGGGCTTCGGTTCGCTGGTATTTAGCGGATGCTTGCCCGGATTGCCTTCCAGCTCTTTCATGGCGGTCGGCTTGGGTTTTCTTCCTCTGGTAGCCATTGGCTTCCCCTCCCTTCTGCAAAAATGGGTAAAGAAAAAGGACCTCTGGATAGAAGTCCTTGCAATCTATATAAAACACATCGGATACGGAGCACAGCCCCTTCCGGGGCGTGTGTCCTTTCGTGGTTAGGCGTTGGGGTTAGCTTCCTTCCAAGCCTCATACTCTTCGACCAGCTCTGCTTCTTCGATGACCTGCCAGACTGCGCAGAAGCGAATCCGCTGTTTCTCTATTTCCTCTGCCGACCAGTGTTCCGGCTGGCGGCTCATGTCGTGGTAGGCATCCATCTCCGCCTTCGTCCGCCTGAAAAGGACTTCCTTGATCTGCAAAGTTTCTGCATGATTTCGGAAAGCATACCGTTTGTCATCCGAAGCCCTGCAAAGTTTGTCGATGTCCTCCCAAGTCAGGCTGCTGTCCTGCTTGAAGGCGATCTCTACGCTTTGCAGGTCATACACATTAGTGGCCGCCTTAATGCGGGTCAGGTAGGTTCTTGCTTTGTTCGTCATGGTTTTTCTCCTCCGATGCATTTTATTCTTTAGGGCTGTTCCCCTCGGTGTGACTGTATATTACCGTCTATCCGGCACATATTCAAGCGGCTATGCTGCACGATCATCTGCACTGGTATTTGTCGGATTTATGTGTATTTCTGACACAGAGAACTTTCACCACAACGAGCAAAAGCCCCCTGTCCGGGAGCCTCGCTCTTGGGTGCTTACTGCACCCGGCTGATTGCCCATGCCATTGCGTGGCCTCCATCCTCGAAGCTCATTTCCGACTTCTCGCAGAAGTTCAGGCGGCATTCGCATTCGCAAAGTCCGGTCTCTTCCGGCGTTTCAATGAACTCATAAATACCTGCGATGAATCCGCCTTTCCAGTAACGGTCGGCCATCAGGATGTGGTCGCCGTATTTACACACCATGCCATCCCCTGCGGTGACCTGCATTTCGAGATGCTCCTGGGTGGTCGTGGTCTTGAAGGTGTACTCGTTCTTCTCGGCTTTGAATGTGCGTTTCATGGTGAAATCCTCCGTTTTCCTTTGTTTTCCCTTTCGGTATGTGCATATTACCGTCATTTTCTCACACTATCAAGCGGCTATACTACACAAAGATGACCGCCCGGATCTGTGAGGATTATGACAGAGGAAAAGGGCTGCCGTTTCCGACAAGCCCTGTGTGCTTTTCCTGCTTAGTAATCTTCCTCCTCGTCGTACTCCTCTTCTTCCCAGTCATCCTCTTCCTCATCCCAGCTGTCATCCTGGTCTTCATCTTCGTCCCTGAAGCTCCACATATCTTCGGTCGGCTGGTTTCGGAGGTCTGGGTTTTGCTCGATGTAGTCGGCTACCGCGCCCTCAAGGGAATCCAGAATCTTTTCGTAGGCTTCCTCGCTGAAAACCGCCCATGCGTCTGCGGTCAGCCTTGCGATTCGGTCGTTGCTCTTGGCTCCAAGGAACCGCCCTGCCGGGTTGCAGGTTTCCTTGCCGTAGCCGATGCCCAGCTGGTCGCCGTCGTTGTAAAAGCGGTATCCGATGCGGCTCATTGCCCTTACCAGCTCCCCGGCGAGGCTGTTTGCCTTGCCCTCGAAAGGTACCAGTTCCTCAAAAAGTTTATTGATGCGCTCTGCGTTCTTTGTCATTGTCGTGTCCTCCATGTATTTTTGTTGTTTTTCCCTGGGGCTTTTCCCCTTTCGGTGACTGTATATTACCGTCACTCTGGAACACTATCAAGCGGCTAAACCACACGATCATTTTGACTTGTAATTGTCACATTTATGTGCTTTTTATGCCAGCTTTCGGAAGACAGACACGAGCAAAAGGCTGGTTGATTCCAGCCCCTTGCGCCTGTCGGTCTTGCCTTTTATCGGATGATATCGAGGTAGCTGATGTTGCCGCAGAAGTCCGTGGCTTTCAGCCGTACTCGCTTCTCATTTTCCCTGTCGAGGGTGAATCTCCGCAGGAGCTTCATCTTCTGGATGCGGTTCAGCAGGTCTTTGCCGTTCTTGGCATCCTCAACGGCATCCCTGATCTCCACCACCGAGCTGTCGGTTCTGTACCACAGGTTGCTGAGTGCCTCCGGGATTCCGTTTTCCAAATAAAGATTGATTTTCGTGTAGGTCATGTGTTTGCCCTCCTTCGTTTTGGTAGCTGTATGTTACCGTCTTATGCGGATCATAGCAAGGCCATAAAACATCATACTATCAACGATCTTAGCTCCTCATGTTTGGTACATATATACCTCCGAATTTGCTTGCTATATATGTGTTTTTGCGGCATTATACACACAACGAAAGCAAAGAAAACCAAACGAAAACGGAGGATACAGACCATGAAAAAGACCATTACCGAAATC